CTAGAAAAAGTAAAAAAATAAAATTATGGGAATAAATTCAACGGAAGTAGCTTATCAATTTGGACAACTTGGTAGCGGTCATTTACAAGCGGGTAGTAGTGCTTTAACCCCACCAACGGGTAAAGTTATAGTAGCTATTACGTTTTTAGATGAAATAGCATTATCAGCTCTAATACCTGAACAAGTATATGGTGTTGACACGTATTTTGGTACATCAGCAACAGCTAACACCGCAAACAACAGTGTTGTAATAGACACTAGCACTAAGTTTCCAAAAGGAGTTACAATATACGGTAGATGGAGTTCTGTAACTATGAACGCTTCTAGCGACCATGGTATTATTTGTTATTTCGGCGAGTAATGTTAGGACTAGGGCATAGTATATCAACTACTTCTATTTTTGAATGGGGTAACACAAAGTTTTTATCATTTGATGGTACAGATGACAAAGCTGAACTTAACGTTGATTCTGCCTTTATCGCTTCTGTTGCAGGAGAAGGTAACATAGGAGCTAATATAGGTTTTTCTTTTTGGATAAAACCTACATGGAGTACGTCTGGTTCTTATGGTACTAGCGGTTTTGCACCTAGAAGAGTAAACTTTTGGTATCTTGGAGCTCCAGAAGATCATCATGAGTCTGTGCAAGGTTATTATCAGTTAACTAATAGTGGTGGTACAGCTCAAAACAGATTATGGTCTGAGTTAAGAGCCACTACAAGCTCTAATACTAGGGACAATGATTTTTCAGCATTACATAATAACAATAGTATAACAGGTGTAGGTACAGGCTCTACTAATTCTTGGACAAGCAGTAATCCATCTGGTGGTGCTTGGGTACATATAGTTATGACAAGAGCCACAGGTAATTGGACACAATATTGGAATGGTCAAGCTTTAGCAATGAACGATAGTGATTCTGGCACGCTAAACACGGATAACTCTATAGCTAGAAAACTAGTACTAGGTAACAAACCCACAGACAATGGTTTCCATAAATACGGCGTTAGAGACTTTGCTGTATTTTCAGCACAACTAACATCTGGTAACGCTAGTACTTTATATAACTCTGGTAACTTTTTTGACGTAAGAACATCTGGTATAAGTAATTTAGGTGTTTATTATCCATTTAATGAGAATGTAATAGATATAGTTGGAGGACACAATTTAACGCTAACAGGCGGAACATTTACAGCTTTATAATATGAAATATGCAATATTAAACACAAGTAACATAAATACAGTAGATTTTTCTAAAGTAAAACAAGCAGACGCCAACTCTGTTAGAAAAAATTTAGATGGTACTAAATTTATTGTAAAATTTGAAGGTGATACACCTGATTTTTTAGATGGTGTAACGCTTTATACAAACCAAGAAATGATAGAGATTTTTTGGAATATAGATAACGGTTGGCAATTAATAGAAGAAGAAGATTAATATGTTAGGATTAGGAACTACATTGTCAGGAGGTGCGGCTTTACCAGCGGCTTTTACAGCTGCTAGTATATCAAGCTTAGATCTTTGGTATGACTTTAGTACTTTAACAGGCTCTGATGGAGATGCCGTTTCTAGTTTTGCTAACGGCGGTAATGCTGGTAGTGATTACAACTTAGGCCAAAGTACAGCTGGCAGAAGACCAACATTAGAAACAGGCGATATGTCACTTAATAGTGTTAAATTTGACAACTCAGATGATAGACTAGCTCTAGACAACGTTTATGTAACTACTGATCAAACTTTTACAGTATTTATTGTTTTTGAAACAGGACAAACTGGTTCAGATGTTTTCTTTGGTGGTACTGCTTCTGATAACGACCAAAATATAATATCTTTAGCAGGCGCTAATGGTGTAGCTATACAAACAAGATTTACAGGTACAGCTAGCGGATCGGCTAACAACTTAGTCACAACTAAAACTAATGGTACTGAATCAGCAGGAACAAATGGGGATGGCAATCACACGTTTAGAGAAAATACACCAGAGATACTTTTGATGACAAGAGACGCTAGTGAAGCTAATAAGTTTTATAACTTTGAAGGAACTTTAATTTGTACTAGTACTAGTGCTACTAACAACAACTCTAATACCAACTTTAGAGTAGCAACTGTTGGTGCAGATGGTGACGGTGGAGGCTCGCACGAGGGAACAATAGGGGAAATAGGACTGTATAATAAAGTATTAAGCGCTGATGAAATATCTAGCTTAATTACTCATTTAGCTTCTAAGTGGAGTGTATCGTAAACAATTATTAACAATTAAATTAAATTAAATATGGCTAAAAAAAGCAAAACGGTTGATTTGAAACCGAAAGCAGATAAAATATCTGACGAACAGTTAAAAACATTACAAAACGTAGTTAACGACATAAATCAAGTGCAATTTCAAATAGGTAGACTAGAAGCGCAAAAACACAACATGCTACACGGTATGGGAGAAAATCAAAAAATGCTATTAACACTGCAAGATGTTTTTAAAAAAGAGTACGGTACTTTTGATATAGATATTAACAGCGGCGCAATAAATTATAAAGATGAGCAAACTGATAAGAAAGATTAGTGTAGGTAAAGATTACAAAAATGATGCCATGCACTACTCTGTTGGCCAGGAAGTGTATGGTGGACATATTATATGTGATATTATAGAAGAAAAAGACAAGTATTCTATTTACATTAGAAAAAACAAAGACGTTTTACCTTGGAAAGACTTTAATAAAAACATGGCTGTTTCTGTTGAGTATAACTTAGAGTATTAATGAAAAGTGTTTACAACTTTGTAGTAAAACCTATAGGTGACAGATACAACAATAAAAAAAAAGTAGGCGATAAAGAACTTATTTTAAATACAGAGATATTTAATCATCAGTATGTTAATAGACTAGCTGAAGTAGTATCAATACCTACAGTTGGTGAAGATTTAGGTATAAAACCCGGTGATACGGTTATAACACATTTTAATGTTTTTAGAAGATGGCATGACGTTAAAGGTAGAGAAAGAAACAGTAGAAGTTATTTTAATAAAAACACTTACTTAATTAATCACGATCAAATATTTCTTTACAAAAGAAATAAAAATTGGATATGTCCTAAAGGTTATTGTTTCATACAACCTATAAAAGAAACCGATAAGTTTGGAACTGAAATAGAAAAACCAATAACTGGTTTAGTAAAACACTCAGACGGAACTGTTAACGTTGGAGAAGTTGTAGGATACAGGCCTGGAACAGAGTGTGAGTTTATTATAGATGATACCAAGCTATATAGAATTTTATCAAATTTAATTACAATAAAATATGAATATCAAGCAAACCAAGAAACGTATAATCCAAGCTGGGCACAAAGCAGTTGAAGAGTTAATTAAAGTGGCTAAAGAAGCTATTGTTGATAGTGACGATGATATCTCAGCTGACAGACTAAAAAACGCAGCAGCCACTAAAAAACTAGCTATATTTGATGCATTTGAAATATTAAACAGAATCCAAGAAGAAGAAAATATATTAGAAGGTAAACAACCTGAAGAAAAAAAAGAGAGAGTGTTTAAAGGATTCGCAGAAGGAAGATCTAAGTAATGTACGAGCAAAGTTTATATAAAATAATAGAACCTGTAAAAAGAACTACTATAAGTAGGCTTAACAAAGGTAAAAAGTGGAAGTACGGCTACAACAAAGAACACGATTTGGTTGTTATTTCTAAAACTGGACAAATAGGTGATATATACGACATACAAGGTTTAGCTGTAGCTTTACCAAAACAACCTAAACTGGTTTTTAAACACGAAAAAAACAAATGGGTAAAGTTAGATCAACCTAAAGAAATAAGTAAATTAAAAACAATATTTGATTGGAGGACTTATCCAGATGAGGCTAAAGAACAATGGTTTGATTATATAGACGAAGAGTTTAAACGAAGAGAAGAAGGTTTTTGGTTTACTAATAACGGTAAACCAACTTATATAACAGGCACACATTACATGTATTTACAATGGAGTAAAATTGATGTAGGTGCTCCTGATTTTAGAGAGGCCAACAGGTTGTTTTATGTATTCTGGGAAGCTTGTAAAGCTGATAAAAGATGCTATGGTATGTGTTACTTAAAAAACAGACGTTCTGGTTTTTCTTTTATGTCTTCTGCAGAAACAGTTAATTTAGCCACTATATCAAGTGATAGTAGATATGGGATACTTTCTAAAACTGGTAGCGATGCTAAAAAAATGTTTACAGATAAAGTTGTTCCTATATCTGTTAATTATCCTTTTTTCTTTAAACCGATACAAGATGGTATGGATAGACCTAAAACAGAGTTAGCCTACAGGGTACCAGCTAGTAAGTTTACACGAAAGAAAATAACAGACAATGTTAAACTTGAAGAACTAGAAGGTTTAGATACAACTATAGACTGGAAGAATACAGGCGATAACAGTTATGATGGTGAAAAGCTAGCGCTGTTAGTACACGATGAAAGTGGTAAGTGGGAAAGACCAGATAATATATTAAACAACTGGCGAGTTACAAAAACATGTTTACGTTTAGGTAGTAGGATTATAGGTAAATGCATGATGGGTTCTACCAGCAACGCTCTTGATAAAGGTGGTGACAATTTTAAAAAATTATATTATGACTCGGACGTTACTAAAAGAAATAGAAATGGACAGACAAAGAGTGGTTTATACTCTTTGTTTATACCAATGGAGTGGAACTATGAAGGATTTATTGACGGATACGGACTTCCTGTCTTTGTTAGCCCAAGTGATGATGTTGTCGGACCCGACGGGGAATTAATAGATGTTGGTGTAGTAGATCATTGGCAAAATGAAGCAGAGGGTTTAAAGTCAGATCAAGACGCTTTAAACGAGTTTTACAGGCAGTTTCCAAGAACTGAAGAGCATGCGTTTAGAGATGAAACAAAAAATAGTATATTTAACTTAGTAAAAATATATGAACAAATAGATTATAACGAAGAAATGTCAAGAAGTATTGGTGTTTCTACTGGAAACTTTCAATGGGTTAACGGTATTAAAGATACAAAAGTTATTTTTTATCCAGATCCAAAAGGAAGATTTAAAGTAAGTTGGATACCACCAACTCATTTACAAAACAAAGTTATAATAAAAAACGGAATAAGATATCCTGCTAATGAACATATGGGTGCATTTGGATGTGACTCTTATGACATATCAGGAACCGTAGATGGTCAAGGTTCAAAAGGAGCATTACACGGCCTAACTAAATTTAGCATGGAGGACGCTCCTGCAAACAGCTTCTTTTTAGAATACTTATCAAGACCACCTACGGCAGAAATATTCTTCGAAGATGTTTTAATGGCTATATCTTTTTACGGTATGCCTATATTAGCGGAGAATAACAAACCAAGACTTCTTTATCATCTTAGAAGAAGAGGATATAGAGGTTTTAGTATGAACAGACCTGATAAAACCTGGAATAAACTATCTTCATCAGAAAAAGAAATAGGTGGTATACCTAACTCAAGTGAAGATATTAAACAAGCTCACGCCGCTGCTATTGAAATGTATATACAAAATCATGTTGGTATTAAAACAAACGGCGACATGGGTAACTTGTATTTTAACTCTTTGTTAAACGACTGGGCTAAATTTGATATAAATAAAAGAACTAAGTTTGATGCTACTATAAGTTCTGGCTTAGCTATAATGGCGTGTAATAGACATTTGTATGCTCCTAACGCTAAAGTTGAAAAACCTAAATTAAACATAAATATTGCTAGATATAAAAACACAGGCAATACATCTAAAATAATAAAATAAATATGGCAAATTACGGTGTAAAAAGTTATTTCCCAAGTCAAGCTGTTAGTGATCTTGAAAAGATGAGCTATGAGTACGGTTTAAAAATAGCTAAAGCTATAGAATCTGAGTGGTTTCATTATGATAGAAACAACAATAAATACCTTAACAATTTAAACGATTTTCACAAGTTAAGGCTTTACGCTAGAGGCGAACAATCAATACAAAAATATAAAGATGAATTATCTATAAACGGAGATTTATCTTATTTAAACTTAGACTGGACACCTGTACCCATTATACCTAAATTTGTAGATATAGTGGTTAACGGTATAGCTGAGAGAACTTATGATATAAAAGCTTACTCTCAAGATCCTTACGGTGTACAAGAGCGTACAGAATATATGGAAGGTATTATGAACGACATGCAAATGAAAGAGTTTGATGCTGTTGCCGCTGAAAGATTAGGTATAAATACTAGAGAAAGTGAAATGGAAGTTTTACCAGAATCACCAGAAGAGTTAAGGTTACATATGCAGCTTAATTATAAGCAAGCTGTAGAAATGGCAGAAGAACAAGCCATAAATGTTTTAATGGATGGTAATAATTACGAGTTAATAAAAAAGAGATTTTATTATGATTTAACTGTTTTAGGTATCGGTGCTGTTAAAACTTCGTTTAACACATCAGAAGGTGTTACTATAGATTACGTTGATCCAGCTGATTTAGTTTATTCTTACACAGACTCACCTTACTTTGAAGACTTGTATTATGTCGGTGAAGTTAAATCTATACCTGTAAACGAATTAGTTAAACAGTTTCCTTTTTTAACTGAAGCGGAGATAGAAGAACTAATGCAAAACAAATACCACAATAGAAATAATTATAAAAGTAGATATTCTGCAGATAAAGAAGACAACAATAAAGTCCAGATTTTGTATTTCAACTATAAAACTTACATGAACGAGGTTTATAAGGTTAAAGAAACAGGAACAGGTGGTGATAGAGCTATAGAAAAAGACGACACATTTAACCCGCCAGTAAACAAAGAAGGTGGATACGAAAAACTATTAAGATCAGTAGAAGTTTTGTATGAAGGCGCTATAATATTAGGTACAAATAAACTACTTAAATGGGAGATGGCTAAAAACATGATGCGTCCTAAAAGCGATTATACTAAAGTAAAGATGAATTATAATATAGTTGCTCCTAGGATGTACGATGGTAGAATAGAATCTTTAGTAAAAAGAATAACAGGTTTTGCTGATATGATACAGTTAACGCACTTAAAGCTGCAACAAGTTATGTCACGTATGATACCAGATGGTGTTTATTTAGACGCCGATGGTTTAGCTGAAATAGATTTAGGTAATGGAACTAATTATAATCCACAGGAAGCGTTAAACATGTTTTTCCAAACTGGTTCTGTTATAGGTAGATCTTTTACTAGTGAAGGTGATTTAAATCCTGGTAAAGTGCCAATACAAGAAATAAGAAGTAGTAGTGGCGGTGCTAAGTTACAAAGCTTAATTCAAACTTACAACTACTACTTGCAAATGATAAGAGATGTAACCGGTTTAAATGAAGCTAGAGATGGTAGTATGCCAGATAAAAATGCTTTAGTTGGTGTACAGAAACTAGCAGCAGCTAATTCAAATACAGCAACAAGACACATATTACAGTCAGGCTTGTTTTTAACAGCTGAAGTTGCTGAGTGTTTATCGTTAAGAGTGTCTGATATACTAGAGTACTCACCAACAGCTGATGCGTTTATACAAGCAATAGGTTCACATAATGTAGCAACGTTAGATGAAATGAAAAACTTACACTTGTATGATTTTGGTATATTTATAGATTTAATGCCAGACGAAGAAGAAAAACAAATATTAGAAAACAATATACAGATGGCACTTCAGCAAAAAAGTATAGAGCTTGAAGACGCTATTGATATTAGAGAAATAAAAAATTTAAAACTAGCTAATCAACTTTTAAAAATAAGAAGAGGTAAAAAACAAGAAAAAGATAGACGTATGCAGATGGAAAACATACAGGCTCAAGCTCAGTCTAACGCGCAAGCAGCACAAGCGGCGGCACAGTTAGATATGCAAAAGGCTCAAGCTAAAGCGCAAACTGAAGCACAGTTGTCTCAAATGCAAGCGCAACTTGAAGCGCAAAAAATGGCACAAGAAGTTGAAGCTAAAAAACAATTAATGGCTTTAGAGTTTCAATACAACATGCAATTAAAAAACATGGAAGTTGAGGGTTTAAAAACTAGAGAAAAACAAAAAGAAGATAGAAAAGATGAACGAACTAAAATACAGGCTACACAGCAATCAGAACTTATTGATCAAAGAAAAACAGGTAAACCACCTAAAAGCTTTGAATCAGCAGGTAATGATATAATGGGTGGTGGTTTCAGTTTAGAAGCCTTTGAGCCGAGATAAAAAAAATTATTAACTATTATTATATTATATTATGGCAAAAACCAAAAAAGAAGAGGTGGCTCAAGAAGCTAAACCTCAAGAACAACCTAAAGAAAATATTACTAAGGTTGATCTAAGTAAATTTAAAAGTAAAGACGACGATAATGTTGTCAAAGTAGATTTAAGTAAAACACAAAAAACAGAAGAAGATGCCGTTCAGAAGCAAAGCACAGATGAGGTTCCTGTTCGCGACGAATCCGAAACTAGCGAAAAAGTGGTCGAAGAAGTCGTCGAAGAAACAGATAAAAAACCTACCGAACAAAAAGAAGAGAAAAAAGAAGAAGTAGTTGTAGAAGAAATAACAAACGAAGAGGTTGATGAAAAAGTAGAAGACATTAAAGAAGAAGTTGCTAAAGCGGTAGAAGAAGCTGAAACTGAAGGTAAACCTTTACCAGAAAGTGTAGAGAAGTTGATAAAGTTTATGGAAGAAACTGGTGGTGATTTACATGACTACGCAAGATTAAATCAAGATTATAGTAAGTTAGATGACAAACAAGTTGTTTACGAGCATTACAAACAAACAAAACCTCATTTAACTAATGAAGAAATAAACTTCCTTATGGAAGACTCATTCTCTTATGATGAAGAAATAGACGAAGAAAGAGATATTAAAAGAAAAAAACTAGCGTATAAAGAGCAAGTTGCCAGCGCTAGGGCCTATCTAGACGGGCAAAAGTCTACGTACTACGAAGAAATTAAAGCCGGTTCAAAACTTACTACTGAACAACAAAAGGCTATTAATTTTTTCAACAGGTACAACAAAGAGTCTGAAGAGACAAGCAAAGTTGTAAAACGAAACCAAGACGTTTTTAATAAAAAAACTAACGATTTGTTTAATGATAAATTTAAAGGATTTGAATATAACGTTGGTGATAAAAAGTTTAGGTTTAACGTGAAAAACTCACAAGACATAAAAGAATCTCAAAGCGATCTTAACAGGTTCGTCGCAAAGTTTGTTGACGAGAATAATGCTTTAAAAGACGCTAAAGGTTACCACAAGTCTTTGTTTACAGCTATGAACGCTGACGCTATAGCAAAACATTTCTATGAGCAAGGTAAAGCTGATGCTTTAAAAGACAGCATAGCTAAATCTAAAAACATAGACATGAACCCTAGGCAATCTCATGGAGAGATAAACGCTGGCGGTGTAAAGGTTAGAGTGTTAGGCAATACTTCTTCAGATTTTAAATTTAAAATCAAAAACAATAAATAACAATTTAAAATTTAAAAATTATGGCAATTTCAAATCCCGGAGGTAATTTGAACAGCGTACCTGCTCCAATGCAGCAAGCGTTAGCTTCAAATTACTTAGATTTAGCGTCATCAACTGGTGAAGGTTGGGCGCAACAATACGTGCCAGACTTGATGGAAAAAGAAGCTGAGGTTTTCGGACCTAGAACAATTTCTGGTTTCCTTAATCAAGTTGGTGCAGAAGAGGCTATGACAGCTGATCAAGTTGTATGGTCTGAACAAGGTAGATTACATTTATCTTATAAAGGTAAAGTTTCTAATGCTACCGCTGGACTTAACTCAAGTTCACAAATTACAATTCAAGCTGACATTGACGGTGCTGATTCTGATAACTCAGGTATATCAAACGGTCACACCGGCGAGGTTAGACATGGTATTAGACCAAATGATACTATTATAATCGCTGATTCAACTAACGGTATCGTGAAAGCTGTTGTTACTAAAGTAGCGACTGATGTTATTGACTTTTCACCTTATGGTACAGATACTTTAAGTACAACTTCTAACCAAACTACTACTATATTAGTTTATGGTTCTGAGTTTTCTAAAGGTAAAACTTATACTAACGCGGCTGGTACTGGTGCTACTGATCAAAGAGGCGCTAACGAACCAAGGTTTAAATCTTTTACTAATAAACCAATTATTATGAAAGATTACTACGAAGTTTCAGGTTCTGATGCTTCTAGAGTTGGTTGGGTTGAAGTTTCTTCTGAAACTGGTGCTTCTGGATACTTATGGTATTTAAAAGCTGAAGCTGACACAAGAGCTCGTTTTAGCGATTACGTTGAAATGGCTATGCTTGAGTCTGAGTTATCTGCATCTGATGGATCAAATACCTTACTTGACGCTAATACGACTATTTTAAGTCATACTGGTTCTTATGGTACTGAAGGTTTATTCGCTGCTATTGAGTCTAGAGGTAATGTTACTACTGGTGTTACTGGTGTTAACGCTGCTACTGATTTAGCTGAGTTTGATGCTATATTAGCTGAGTTTGACAATCAAGGCGCTATTGAAGAGTACATGATGTTTGTTAACAGATCAACTAGCTTAGCTATAGATGATATGTTAGCTTCTATGAACTCTTACGGAGCTGGTGGTACTTCTTACGGAGTATTTAACAACTCTGAAGACATGGCTCTTAATTTAGGTTTTACTGGATTTAGAAGAGGTTCTTATGACTTCTATAAATCTGACTTCAGATACTTAAATGACAAAGCTACTAGAGGTGGTATTAACGATGCTAACGCTGCAAACGCTATTAGAGGTGTTATGATTCCTGCTGGTACTTCTTCAGTTTATGATCAAACTGTTGGTGCAAGCATGAAGAGACCTTTCTTGCATGTTAGGTATAGAGCTTCACAAACTGATGACAGAAGAATGAAATCTTGGGTTACTGGTTCTGTGGGTGCTACTACATCTGCTTTAGATGCAATGTCGGTACACTTTTTAACAGAAAGATGTTTAATTACACAAGGTGCTAACAATTTCATGTTAATGAAATAAAAGCACTTAGCTTAGAAAGAAGGGCGGTATACACGTAAACGTTCTCCGCCCTCTTTCATTTTTATTAATTTTATATTATTTTATATTATGACAAAAAAACAAAAAACAGAAAAGGTAGAGGTACCTGTTGTTGAAACACCAGTTGTTGAAACACCAAAACCTAAAAAAGTTGAACCTAAAAAAGTTGAACCTAAAAAACCTAGTTGGGAAATAAAAGACAGAATTTATTACTTAAAGTCTGACAGAAAACCTTTAACTTATATGTTAAAAACCAACGGCGTTTATTATTTTGACGAAGAAAAAGGTTATGAAAGAGAATTAAAGTATTGTCAAAATCAAAAAACACCTTTTATTGATGAAATGAAAGGCGACCAAAGATTAGAGCATGTTATTTTTAGAAACGGCACTTTGTTTGTTGAAAAAGAAAAAACAACTTTACAAAAACTATTATCTTTATATCATCCACATAAAGACAAAATGTACTATGAGTATAATCCAGTACAAGAAGCTTCTGATGATATAGAAATTTTAGAACTAGAAGCTGACGCTATAATTTTAGCTAGAGACATGGACATTGATTTAGCAGAGGCTGTTTTGCGTGTAGAAAAAGGTTCTGAGGTTGCTAGTATGAGTTCTAAAGAAGTAAAAAGAGATTTACTAGTTTTTGCTAGGAATAATCCTGCTTTGTTTTTAGAGTTAGCTGCTGATGACAATGTTCTACTTAGAAACTTTGGTATCAAAGCCGTAGAACTTAATATTATAAAACTATCTGATGATCAAAGAAACTTTTTGTGGGGATCTAATGATAGAAAAATAATGACAGTTCCTTTTGACGAGCATCCATACACAGCTTTAGCGCATTGGTTTAAAACTGATGAAGGTATGGAAATTTACAAAAATATTGAAAAAAGATTAAAATAATTAATCACCTATAGTAGAGTAGCCACTCTTATGGGTGGTTACTATACTATAAATTAAAACACATTATGGCGGTAAATATAAACACGGTATATCAAACTGTTTTAGCTGTAGCTAACAAAGAACAAAGAGGATATATAACACCTCAAGAATTTAATCTATTTGCTAATCAAGCGCAAATGGATATTTTTGAACAATATTTCTATGATTTAAATCAATTCGGTAGAGTACCAGGTAACGAAACTGAATACTCTGATATGATAGATATATTAAATGAAAAAATAAATTTATTTGCCACATCTGCTGAGTGTCGTGATAAAATATCAACACTAACTAGTGGCACAGTTTTTGAACTACCTAATACTAGCACTGATTTTTATAGATTAGGTACTGTTAAATTTGGTTCTTTAACTGCCGCTGGAACAAATCTATGTACTGATCCATTTTTTACTTCTACTGGATCTAACTTAATAAGCTCTTCTGACGCCTTTGGAACAAGTAATCAAGCCACAAA